TACATTACCACCACTTGTTCTTTCCGTTATTATTGCGCTTTAATCAAATACAAGTACAAATGTTCCTTGTTCGATAATCAACCGTACGGGTTCAGCCTTTGGCTTCTTCGGTTTCGCTTTTGGTTTCTTTACTTTCTTTTCTTTCTTTTCTTCGTCCATCTAATGAATTGATAGATTATATCTACTCATTAGAAGCACATGGATCATTGGGATACTATCGGAGCATCGATCCTCATCGTTCATGTTATGTATGTCATATTAACATTATTTTAAAAAACAGTCATGCGTCCGCCTCGTGCTTTACGACCAACTTCCCGAACTATGCGTTGTTGTTCTGATTCCTCTGCTATATTACCAACCATTTCTGGTGTATAGTACTCTTGATATGGTGATGAAAAAAAGTCATATATTTTTGATGATTGGCTTGTTGCCTTTCCTCTGGATCTTGATGATGCTTCTGATGGTGTCGGCATACTTGGTTCTCCACCAGGTCGAGCAAATGGTATGATTGTTTGTCTTAGATTAGACGATATAGCGCGAACTTCAGGAACTCCACCTTGTGTTGGTCCTACGGGGCGACCTTCAAATAAAGAAGAAGAACTGACACCCGGAAGAGCGTTTTCAGCATCTCCTTGCGACGCAGATTTTCCAGAGGGAACAGCTCGGAACTCATTGACACCAGGCTTAATACCTGATGGATTCACTACTTGTAAAACATCATCTGCCTTATTTCGATTGGAATCCATAGATGGATCGGCACTTGATTGGAGTGGTCTATCCACCATAGGTCTTACAGCAGTAGGAGCGTTAGCATAAGTGGAGGCTTGAGAGGGTGCTGGGGCATTAGCAAATGTAAAGCCAGGACCTGCAAGGCGTAATGGTTCAGCATAAGACATACGAGGTTGTAGCTTTGGCTTTTGACTATCGGGGCGCAACATGACAGTGTCCCCCACACGAATCTTAACATTGACATTCTGTGACTGCTTCTGTTTCTGACGCACAACTTTCTTCTTACGACCACCACGCTTCATCATCTCAGCCGGAATATTAGCAACGGCATCTTTGATGATGCCCAAGGACAGACCTGCCTTCTTCGCCTCCGTTGGAAACTGCTTGACGAGTGTCATCAGTTGTTGAGGGGTATCAATCACCTTCGCCTTGAATCCCTCTGGAACAATACCGCCCGTTTCAAGAGCAGTCACTTGACCTCCATTCTTATAAGCACTGTTGATAGCACCAGCCAGGGTTGGACCAACCACTGGAATCATATTACCAAGTGCGGTAGTTGCCGTTTTAGCGACGGTCTTCGCTACATTCGATGCGAAATTGCTTACGGAAGCTCCCATTCTATACTACGACAATATATTATTTACTTCGGTACTCAATTGGATCAAATCTTCGGAAGTATCTTGTGGGTTGACTGTATGAATTGATGAACAAGAAAGAGTAAGGCTCAGCCGTAGCGAATTGGTACAGCATCATTAATTTGTCTTCATCGCCTCCCTGCTCCTTCAAGAACGATTCCAGTTCCGCTTTATTTTCCGTATGAAAGAACATCGTGCAGTCCAAGTTAGATCGGATCAGTGTAGGCATATACGTATTGTATTTCTGTAGCAAGTAGATGTTTGTAATGTTCATATGGCGATTCTGTGTAGCAAGTTTGGTAATCATTGATGCGTTCTTTGATTTGATCATATGAATACAATCATCATAGATAATACAATAACTTGGTTTGCCTCTTTTCTTTTTCCGTTCATGTCGATCCGTAAACGCCGCACACTTTGCCATGATGTCCTCTAAGACATCATTGTTCAGATCCTCGTAATACTGATCATCAATATCTTCCATCAGTGGTTTCATTTTTTCGTCATTGAGTGCTGTCGGGCTGATCAGAAAAATGAGATCGAAATGTTTATAGTAAGGGGACTCCTTCTTCATAATCATATTCAGTAGAAGATTGCTCTTACCGCACCCTTTTCTCCCGAAAATACCAATATTACACGGCTTCAACGGGAGAACACCTCTTGTTTCATCGCGTTGTTTATCAAAAGGAGCTAACGCCTGTGTAAGTGCCGTAGATTGGGTTTCCATTTATAGAGCATTAGATTGTTTTTTAGCATAATAATTACGGGCATATTCATTAACTTTATCTTTATTCTCTTGTGCGTATTTTAACTTTCTCTGCTTTATTACTTCAGCATTTTCTCGTCTGTATTCAGCCCTTTGTAATTTAATTCTTTCCTTGTTTGCTTGACCGTAATCAGAATTACGCTGTTGTGTGATTTGTTTTCTTTCTTCATCAGTTCTATACGGTATGTATTGATTAACTACATTAGGTGTATTCTCTACATGGAATCTTTCTCTTACAAGTCGTTCTTCCAAAGGGCATTCTTCCAATACCATAAAGATACAATTCTCAAAACCATATTCATCAAAGAGTATATTTGAATGACAACCATTTGATTTGCTTTTATGTGCATACTTCCTTTTTAGAAGACTCATTGTCGTGCTTCCAATATACACTTTATTTCCTTTCATACTTGTAATGGAATAAATTGTAGCCATCTTAACCTTTATTAGTTTTAAAGTTCCGTCAATTTTTTAGAATCCCGCACGACCCTTGCTGTGTCGCTGATGTCCAAATACTTGTCCGCCTCTTTTATATATAAGTTCCTCGGCAACGTTCCCAACATCACGGGCTACGTCCGTAAGCTTTACTGCCGCATATTTAGTGAGTGCTGGAAGTTCCTTAATCAGTTTGTCAATATCCTGTTTGATCCACTTTCGCCCTTCGGCATCAAGAAGACCATTCGCACTTACCATGTTCATAACCCAATCCTGACAATTGGAACGGAAGGCATCGTACGTGTAGAACTTTGTTCCCATTTGTTTCCGTCCTTTTTCTAAAAACTCGGCAATGGAGATGTCTTCGTTAACATCGATAGGATACAGTTCAGCACCTTCCATCTTAGAATATGCCGCATCAACACGACCCTCCACTTTATCCAACTTTTCCAGCACGATGTCACCATTGATGATGATGCTTGTATGATAAACCTCATCAACACCTCCTCGCTTCTTGAACTCTTCCCACCGCCCAGCCGTAAGCAACTGCATCGCCATCACTCCCGGCTTCGCGACTGGCGCTCTCATCATCGCTAAACTCTTAATCTTATCACGGCCATGCTTCTTTATAAACAAACGGAAACGCTTCGGTAGAGTTTCATTCGATGTCAATGCTGAATACAGATTCTTAAAGAACGCACTAACCGTTCCCGTTTCATCTGCCTCTTCTTGAATCGTTCCACCTGTTCGCATCATTCGATCTTGTAGGCGACCATATGGGGTGGGGAAATCTTGGGGGCGACCGTATTTAACTGGCCCTGATTTCATCATATACTATGTGCTTAGATAAAAAGAAAACATTATTCCTTTATAGATAGAATGTCAATCAATGGATCAGTCGCATCTTTTCTTCCTTTTACTATTAATGGTCTTACTGATGCTTCCTTTTCTAATAGTAATTTGGGTGTTGCGACCGCAACATCACTTACCCTTACAAGCGCCACCCCCTTGAAATTAGCACGGTTTGATCTCGATAAGAATCTGGTCAGTGCGTCGGTTGATGAGTCCGAAGTTGCCGTGTTAACCAGTAATGTATTCGATGGTACTCAGACGATGAAGCCAGGACATACTACTAACATCAATAATGTATTCGAAACGAACATCATCGCCAACCCACCCTATGATAAATCCTCCTTTACAACATCGGGTATTTCTGGATATACTCCTCCACTTGGTACATTGACTGGACCTGTTGCGGGTGAGTATTCCATCAGTCAAACCGCAAGTGATCGATCTATTATGAAATTAAGCGGATTCATTCCAGAGGTTGGACGCAAGTATGTTTATACCTTTACGATGCGAATCATTGATGCTCCTGAAGCCTATGTCAGCGTAGAACAAGGTGGAGCGCAACGATCCAATACTATTATTCAAATCGGTTCAGACAATGAAACCATTAGCGATACATTCACGTTTGATCCATCTGGTTCTACCCTTGTTTTCAAAATCTACACTGGGTCACTCGATCCGTGGACTGCAACGTGGTCGTCTTTCTCCCTTGGATATTACGAAGCCAGTATCAATGCCCCTATTAATAACCTTACCGTCACTAACCTTGCTACTGAACTATTAGCCTTTCCTTCTACCATTACTAATAGCGAATCTTGGTCTATTTATGCGATTAGCACGATGGG